CCCGGCGGTCAGGACGCCCGTCTGGCCGGCCCGGCTGATCTTGTACCGCTCGCCGTATTCCGGGGCGTTCGGCTGGATGCAGGTCAAAGGCTCGATCGCGGCTTTGCACGCGGCGATCACCGCCCGCTCGGCGGCCTTCTCGGCCTCCTTCTTCGCGGCGTTCTCGGCGGCCTTGCCGGCGGCTTCCTCGGCGGCCTTGGCAGCCGCTTCGTCGGCGAGTTGTTGCATGTTGTTCTCTGTTTTGGCCATCAGGCTTTCTCCTGTCTGTCGGCCGGCTGAGCGGCCATGTTTTGAATGATATATTCGACCACGGCCAGGCCACCACAGCGGTAGCTGGTGCTGTGCGGATTGTCGGCCACAAAAGGATTGCCCCCGAATCGGGCATTCAGATCGGCGACGATCAGGCCGCCCATCTCGGTCGCGGCGAATTGGCGATAGGCCTCGGCCAGCTCCATCAGGCGGCCTCCATCGATGCCGCCGGCTGTTTGTCCATCACCTGCATCATCATCTGGGCCTGGGCGTCCGCCGCCTGCTGCTGCATGCGAGCCTCGCGAAGGGCCCGCACCTCGGTGACAGACTTGAGCCATCGGGGCGGCAGGCACATTTTGTAACTGATCTCTCGGCTAATCTCATCGAAGGAAAAGTTGTCCCAGACGGTGGGATCGATCTCGGCGAACGGCGACAGGAACATCATCGCATCGTTCATCGCCGTCAGCTCGGCGTATTCCATCGCCAGCGCGAGCGTTGAGGTGTAGCGGATATTCGCCATGGCCAGGACCGCCGACGGGATCCCGCCCAAAAGATACGGCTGCTCGCTAAGGATCGACAGGTCCACGCGCGTCATCGGATCGAACAGCTCCACTTTGAGTCGGCCGAAGTTCGGCCCGAGTAGATTCAATTTCTCGGCCAGCAGGCCACGCACCTCGGTGGCGGTGCGGCTTTTTTCGTCCGAGAGGATCGCGAAAATATCGTTATACATCGCCCGCTTAATGATCATGCGTTTGCTCTCGGCGTACTCGACGCCGAAGGCGGGCTGCGCCCCGCTGATGAAGGCCTCGGGCTTGACCGCCGCGTTGATCGGATTGACGCGATAGTATAGCAGACTGCCCGGTTCAAGCTTGACGGTGCCCAGGAACGCACTATCGGGGACCAGGATCGGCGGACGCACGACGTGCTCGGCGGCGACGATCACCGTCTCCTCGATCATATTGACCATCTTGACATCCGGCAGGCAGGTCATCCCCGGCGAACGCCCTTCCTTTTCGCCCGAGGCCTTGGCGAATCGGCAGACGAGGTATCGCTGCTGGGGCCAGCCGCTCTTGCGGAGGGTCTCGGCATCGGTGACAGTCACCCAGGTCGATTCGACCGGCATATTGAGATTGTCACGAGTGCCGCCGGCAAACTCGGTACGCGGCACGGCGGCGTGAACGATCTCGAACGTCTTGTCGCGACCGACGCCACCCTGTTCGTTGTAGGCGTCGCGAATCGTCTTACCCACGTTGTCGATCCCGAACTCGCCGACGGCCTGCCGGGCGGTCCAGGTGAATTTCCGCATCACGGAATCGACGCGCCCGCGATGGTTCTCGGCGAAGGTCACTTGCTCGTAGGGGTGGGCCGTGTATTCGAGACTGCTGTCCAGTCCGCGACTCGGTTCGATCGTCGCCATCCCGGCCGAGCCCAGATCGAGAAACGCCTCATAGATCGCCTCGGGGAAGTTGCTCTTGCCGCTTTCCTCTCGCAAGGTCTCGCTGATCGCCAGCAGGCTTCGCCCGAATTCCCCCTCCATCCGCCCGTGCTCGATCGGCGGCGTCACCATCCGCCACGACCGGCCCGGCGGGCACATGAAATCATACAGCCCCGTGGCGAACCGCTCGAGCGCCGTCTCGAACGTCGAATCGAACAGCTCGGCCTGAAGGTCCGCCCCCGGCGTCTGGCCGCTCATCACGGAGCCGCGACGCGGCAGGCCATACTGATACACCTGTCGCACCAGGCTCTTGGCGGTCGAACGCTGGGCGTCCCATCGGTTCCACGTTCCGACGATCTCTTTGCCGTCCATTTACGCGATCCCCACGAGCGAGGGCATCGTCAGGCGGGCGGTGCTATCGGCGAGGCCGCCGGAGACCAGTGTGGATTTGCCCCCCGTCTTCGCCATGGATCGCCGAAGCCGCTGATCGCTGGCCAGGACCTCGGCGTCGGTCGGACCGGGCAGGGAGGCGGGGGCCTTGGTCTGCTTCTTCGCTGCGTACATCATACCGAGCAAAAACGGGATGCCGAACATCGTCTATTTCCCGAACACACGTCCAATTTCCGCCTTCTGTTGGCGGTCGGGCGGCCGACCACAGGGCCGGACCTCATTCGGGCTAATTGTACAATGACCGCTCCTCGCGTTCCAAAAAGGGCAGTCGGTGCAATCCACCGGGCCCACCGAACCCGTGCGGACAAAAGGGTTTACGCCTCGCGGTAGCATCAGAACACTCCAAAAACGTGTATACAAACGATTGACACGGCCTACGGGGCCTTGGCTTTCTCCTCGCTGGTCTCTTGCATGGCCACCCTGATCGCCCTCATAATCTCCATCGCCCTGTCGTCGCGTTCCTCATCGCTCTCGCACTTGACGACAGACTCACCGCCACCGCTGTACTCGACTATTATTCGGGGCGGATGGGCGCACGGGAACATGGGTGATGCCGCTACGGCATCTGCTACGCGGACCGCCGTAATCGTCGAGGCCAACAGCGAATCTCCATTCCAAAACGTGATCCATCCCGGTGTGCCTTGATCGTGCACCATGGGTGATCCTTTCCGCCCTCGCGGGCAACTCTTGAGTATTCCTTAACCGTTCAATGTGTGATCTACTTGCCCAGCAGCAGGCCACTGTGAAGCAGCAGGCGGACGATCAGTTCCGCCCGATGGCTCGCGCCCGCCTTGGTCTTAATGCGTGTGATGTAGGTGAGCACGGTCCCTTTGGCGATCCCGAGGCGCTTGGCGATCTGCCCGGCCGAGCAGCCCAGGACCAGTAGGATGGCGACGTCGAGCTCGCGGGGACTCAGTCGAAGCTCGCCCGCCAGGTCGCGCCAGAGCCGCACATCGTGCAGCCGCTCATAACTCAGCTCGGCCGTCGTCGGTGACGTCATCCCAGCACCTTCCCCGGCCAGGTCGCCCGGCTGGGCCGGGCCTGGCCGTCCGACCGCGTGCGCTCCAGGCCCAGGACCGCATAGGCCAGGGCGGCGATCCCGGGATAGTCCCCCAGCTTCAGCAGGGCCGGGTCCTCATGCACCGGGGCGGTCAGCAGTTCCCCACGCAGCCGACTACTCACCGGCACGATCAACCGCCCGCGATCGCGCATTTGTTTCAGGACGGGCAGGGCGTAGCCCATTGGCCCCGGCATCACGTCCAGTAAGGCGGGGGTAAATCGCAGGGCGGGCCACGCGGCCACGAACTGCAGCGCCGCCACGTGGGCGCAGTCGGCAAACGCCATCTCCGGATGGTAGTAGCCGCGAAGGGCGGCCGCCAGATCGACCACCGCCCCCAGGTGCCGATCGGTCGCCTCATCGAGGACCACCAGCTTCGGGCCCCCGACAATCCGCTCGATCCGGTGCTCGCCTACGACCGCGACAAACCCGCTTCGCCCGGCCGGCCAACTGACGCCCATCGCGATACGGCTATACTCGGAGTCCGCCGTCGGGTCGAAATGCTTCGTCCCTGGAATCATTCGGCCGAGGCCTCCACGTATGCAAATCGAAACGCCTTGACGTAGAAGATGCGGTCGTTGCCCTCGGCATCGACGCCCGTCACCCGCTCCTTCTCGCTCGTGCTGCACACGCACGGCATGCCCGTCGTCAACGCCCGCCCGGTCGCCTCCAACACACTGAATGCCTGCCCCCTTTTCGGCCTCATCTGAAGCACCCTTTCAAAACAACATTCCCGCTTTCGGTTTTCCCGCCACCGGCACGAGTTTCGTCTCGGCCCGGGCGCGGGCCCGGCCCTTCTCGATCCATTCCCACGAGCCCCACCAGGCCCACCACTCACGCACGAGCCGCTCCTGCGTCCGGACCACCGGCAGCAGGCTCTCGACCTGCGTTCGCGGCATCGGTCGACCGTCACTGAAGCGTAGCATCATCGCCAGAATCTCGTCGTCGGTGTGCCCCATGCAGTTCCACGGAAAGCCGTCCGGCACCACCTGCCGGCCCCGGGCCGTGACATCGGCCGCGAATTCCCCATACCGCGGATCGCTCATAATCTCCTGGATCGTCGGGCTGGTCATGGCTGGACCTTCGTAGGATTGCGATTACGAAAGCCCCCCGTCGCTTTGAGCAATCCCTCTGCCCGCGTGAACCACGCCGTCATCAGTTTGCGCATCAGACCGGCGGGTTCGCCTTTCGCCCACAGCCCCAAGATGGGCACTCCTTTGCCCCAGGCGATACCGACCTCCGCCCATGCGTCCGTGCCTGATGGGCCGATGTAGACCACCAGATCGCTGGTGGCGGCGCCTTCCGTGTCATAGGCGAACGACCCGTCGGCCTGCTCGGTGCGAATCCACGCCTCGAAGTCCATCGGCTTCTCTGGTCCGTGCCCCTCGTCGTAGTTGTTCTCGACAAACGACCGCACCGTGTGGCCCTGCTCTCTCAACTTCGCCGTCAGTAGCTCCACGGCGTGCTGGTTCTTCCAACTGGACGCAATGCAGATGATCGTTTCGTTTCCCATTTCTTCTAACCCTTCACACCTTCACACGGGCGAATGATGATTCGCCCCTACCGGGCGAAATAAGAATCCCCGTCGACGCTGTAGACCGCATAGCGCAAGGGGTCGACCGCATGGTCGTCCTTCTTGATCGGCTCATCGAGCGGGTCGCTCCGTTCGGTGCCCTCGCGCCATCGGTAGCCGATCATCTCCGAAATCAGATGGATACAATGCTCCTGAATCGCCAGCTTCGGCCGGCCGTTCTCTCTCACCTTCAGCAGCGACTGCACGAGCTCGATCCCCAAGCGAACCTCTTTCTTCGCGGGCAAGGTCTCGACCCCCAGCACCGCCAGCTCAAAGACGTCCTGGGCATCGTGGTCCGCCCAGGTCGCGACGTACCGCTCGGCCCCGCTGATCGCCTTGATCCGACCGGCCTGATAGGCGAGCGACTCGCGGGCCCGGTAGTGCTCGTTGTACGCCGTCCAGCAGCCATCATGATCCCGCGCCAGCCACAGACAGCAGAAGGGATTGTTGAATCCGAGGTCGATCGCCCGGTACCGCTCGACGTCACCGGTGACGGGCGCCGTCGGCACGACGTGGACGGCTCGGCGAAAGCTCTTATAGACGGCCCCGAGAAACGCCGCGAAGTGGCCCTTGATCCGCGTCTCCTGAACCTCCTCGGGCCAGTCGTCGATCAGGGCATCCACCTCTTCGTCGAGAATGTAGCCGCCCCGACTGATCCGGTTGTCGTTCAAATCCGCGAAGAAGATGTTGTCACGCGGTCCCGGATTCGTGGCCCTCGCCTCGATGTTGGCCTGGGGGATCAGCGGCGTCATCGACCACGCCAGAAACCGCTCGCACCCGACGTCCGCCGGATCCTCATAGGGATCGGCCAGTCGCATCTGCTGTTCCTGGAAGATCGGCTCGTAGTCGTGCTCGCACTGCTCATCGTTATAGATCGCATCGATCGATCGGCCCTGGAACGTCACGCGCCCCTGCTCGAACGCCTTCAATTCGATCCGGTTGCCATTGGCCAGGCGAATAATGGCCGGGACGTCCTTACTCTTATTGTGCCACGCGATGGACGCCACGGCCGCCGCCGGCAGGTAGTCCTTCATCTTCTCCTGCCAGAGGATCGTCCCCACCATATCCCACGTCGGGGCGACCGCCCAGATCACCGCGTTCTTCGGCGTCTTGCGGAACGGATGCACGCCCAGGGCGAAGCTGCACAGATCGAAGCCGATATTGCTCTCGGACTTGCCCGACCGATTGCCCCCGAAGATCCAGCGGTACTTGGCGCGCGACTTATGAAACGCCCCCGGCGCCCGCAGTGCCCGGTACAGCAG